TTGACATCTACAAATCCTAAGGTTGTACCTAAAGAGATAGGGTTAGTATTTGGATCGTAGTTAAAGGTAGAGAGTGCATACACCTTAGCTGTTTCAGGGTTAAGGATGTCACTGTCAGTAGTGAACAAGAACTGAGCACCTTGACTGAATAGGACAAGACCAGTGTTCATTTCAATACCTTCTGTCAAAGCAGCAGGTGTTGTCTTGGTTACACTTAAGTCAATACGATCCTTACCCGAAAATGTAAGAGCTGTCTTGTTCCAAAAGTTACCTAAGTCATCAGGTTGAGACAGACATATATTACTGCCACTCAACATGACAAGTCTGTTGCGATGGAACAGTACTTTAGTAATTCTCCGTGCTTCCGTAATGTTCCCGCTGGTATCTAGCAGACTCATGAAGGAAGGGTTTCTGTTGGTATTTTCATCACCAACTTCTTTATCCGCCCAATCATAAGGACCAAGAGAGAACGCAGTAGAACTGACTCTCTTCAGCACATACGGCATTCGAGTTTCATCTATCTTCTGACCAGGCTTGGGACATTCTTCCCAATGACCTTCACCGTCGATATTGTTTTCACCAACAAATTTAAGATAGTAATCATCAGTTACAGTATCCTCACTGTTGATTACATTGACAATATAGCCATGCTTACAGACAGTAGGTAGGTCAGCTACAGTATTAACTGTATCGCGGACAATGTTAAATAGATCACCATCAAGAGCTTCTACATTAAAAGGAGATGTTTGGTGTGTAATGTAGATACCATTACCAATAAATTTATACCCAAACCCTAAGGGGGTTAATTCATCTGCAATAGATTGAAGAATAGCTGCTGGACTTAGGTTGGCATTGCTTTCAAGGTCAACTGGGACAGGACGTATACGACCCATGTTTCCAGGTTCATTTGCAGTAACTTCACTGGTTACAAAAATACTGTAAGACTGATTTTTAATACTTACAGTAAAAGCAGCATTGCTGCTCCCAGCTAAGGGACCAACACTATTGTCATAGCTGCCACCATGTAAAAGCTCAACTGTACTTGTATATTGACAGCTATATTGCGGCCTATCTGCTGGGTTTGTGTCGAATCCAGATACGTAAGGTTGACCTGTAACAATTACTCTAACTGCAATTCCAGTAGTTGGATCAATATGGACTTTAGTGCCAGTATAAATACAACCCTGATTTGACTCAGTATCAAAAGGTGATGCCAATCTCACTGAAGTAGCAGTGTGTCTAGTTGCAGTAGACGCATCACTAACTAGGTTAAGAGCATAGGACCGCTTAGGAGATACTGACTTCAGCTCTACGTACACCGAGTATTGATCAGGTTTAGATGGAGCAATATCAGTCAGCTTCATCTTTGTCGCTGTCTGTGAGTTATTTACATCACTGTTGCAAATAAACGTAGTGTCACCAATAGTCTGAAATGAGATGTCACTATCTTTGGTGTGGGTTAAATAAGCAGGATGAGAAGCAGGAGATGAAGTGGGATTCACATTCATTTCCACACCAGTCTTTGCATTCCAAACCCTAACGTTACCGAGTCTATTTACACGACCAATGTAACTACCTTCATCATCATCTCTGAAATAACCAAACCACTTAGCTACAGTATTTAGATTGGTAGCAGTGGTTACGTACTTAGCTCCAGGTCTTTTGTACAACCCTTCAACCAGATCTGGCACTACATTCACAGCATCTCTAACTTGACCAGGTAGTTTAGCTTCGTCTGATTGTTGTGAAATACCTAATGCATAGCTAGGAATTGTTTGTGTAATAGATGCCATTAGCGCCTCAAAGCATTATATGGTTGATAAGTTCTGTAGGAAGTATTGTCAGGGAATCCCATGTAGTTAGCGTCAGACTGGTTGCATTCATATTCCATGCAAGCTGCACGTGCAAATGCTTCCTGTTGACCTAACAGCTGGACAAGCTGAGGGTTAGCTACAAGCTGAGTAGCTGCACGAGTTGATGCACGTGCTGTGATGTAGCGTTGAAAGACAGAAGGAAGATCATCAAAGTCATAGATACGTACGATGTTTACTTTGATAGCTTTATCAAATACGTATGACTTGTGGACTTTGTCGTAGAGCTTACCTTCACGCTTGACAATGTTTGTAGATCTGTCAAAGCTGTTGTCTGAAACATCAATACGGAGAGCATCAGCAGGGTAGTTGATAAATCCAGTACTTGTTTCAGGAGAAAGTTCTACATCGTTTTCTCTGTTGAACACCCATCCTTCGTTTTGAACATCTACGTTTACTTCACGTAGGATGTTATAGATAAAAGATACTTCAGGGTTTTCATATGTGGCAATCTCTTGATTATTATAAGAAGTAAGCGTACCGAGAGTATTAACTGGCGCTTGTCCGATGCTCCCCAAAATTGAGTTCACAGCGGATAGTTCGGTATCGGTGCCAATAGTTGAGGACATAAGAATAAAAAAAAGGGACCCCGAAGGATCCCTAGTAAAGAATAAATATCAGAATGCAGAAGGAGCAGTACCACCCACATACAGCTCAACGGCTGCAGCAGGGTTGATGTAGTCAGCGCCACAGGCCAAGCGGCCGAGCAGCACGTCACCTTGGTAAATCACACTCACGTCTCCACTGGTCACTTGGACCTGAGGACCGATAGCTTCAACAACACCAGCAGCTTCGCGTTGGAAGATGAGGCCACAGGAAGTAGCGCCAACTTCGGCAGCAGTACCGTAGTCGTTGTTGATACCGGTGGTAGCACCGGAAGCGTTCTCAAGGTCAGGACCGATGAAGTCACCGGTATTACCAGGAGAGGTGACACCAGTGGTGCCGCCATACTTGGTGCCGTACTTACCCAAGAACGGAATGTTCATGGACTTGTAGATCTTGATACCAGCGATCTCGATGATGCCGTTGCCGGACTGCAGTGCAGACCCTTGGACATCACGATTCACCAATCCATTGGTCCCTACGGCTTGGATCAATTCATAGTATTGTCTCGGGTTGAGGACCGCGACACGCCCGTCAGAGCTGACACCCTTCTCGTCCATAGCAGCTGCCGCGTCGTAGAAGGCGGACACAAGTGCAGTAGAAGAGAATGCATCAGATTCGTTAGCAGAGGAGCCAACACGGATCTGAGTACCGCCGGGTTCGGCGAAGTTGGTAGCACTGACAGGAGAAGCCTGACGTGCACCACGTGCAACAGCACGGAAGATCAGACGGTCATACTTTTCAGCAAGTGCATAACCAATCTTGCGAGAGATCTCGCTCCTCAAGTCGTAATGAGAAAGTGTCTCATCGAGGTCGTAGACAAATGCACTGGAGATCAGCAGATCGTCAACAGTGATTGTCTTCTCGGCCACCGGCGGTGCACCATCGCTGTTGCCAAGAATGGCGTTACCAGGCGTGTGGTACTCAGCCGTTGTACGACCGGTGTAGATGAACTGAAGAGACTTACCGTTCTTCAGCGTACGCTTCATCACAAGGTCACGAGCGATCGTGTTGTGCTGGAAGCCTTTGAACATCTCTCCACTGAAAAGCTTCAGGAAGAGAGCGCGGCGTTGATCAGTTGTAGGAGACTGACCACCCGCCAAATTATTTGCGCCGACGATTACCTGATTGGTAGTCAGCGTATTAGTTTGATGTGCCATTTAAAAGAGAGTAAATAATATATCGACTCTCTGAACGTTCAGAGTTATTCAGTTTTTATTGTGGTCTTTCCCACCGTCTAGACGGCTAAGGGTATCCGGCTTACCGGGCCAAAGCCAATACTGGCGGGAGGACTTGCACCTCCCTGTAAGCTTTACTTAACCAGTTGTTTGTAAACTACACCACGATAACGAAGAGCATCTACTTTGTAGTTCTGTGCTTTCTTCTTAGCGTTTTCGATGTAGCGGATAACGATGTTGGACATTTGTTCGTACCTGATAAACCTAACCCCCGTTCCATGGTTAGGAAGTCATGCGTCTATGGTTGACTCAAGTACCATTTTTGTAAACTGTGTTTCCAAGAACTCAATATCTTGCTGCTCTTGCGGGTGACCACCAGGCCACTGTTTTTTATACAGTCTCAGTGCATCACGAATAATGCGTGCACCATCATCACAGACTTGAATGTCAAACATAGATGAACGTACGAATAATTAGCCGATGGCAGGTGCCATGAGTGCCACGGGAGTTGTCTCCACGGATGCAAGATCAAGCGGGAAGTTATGTGCGTTCCGCTCATGCATCACCTCAAAGCCGAGGTTGGCACGGTTGAGAATGTCCGCCCATGTGTTTACCACATGACCTTGACTCTCAGTAATGGATTGATTGAAGTTGAATCCATTGAGGTTGAATGCCATGGTGCTGACGCCGAGTGCGGCAAACCAGATCCCCACGACAGGCCACGCTGCGAGGAAGAAATGCAGCGACCTAGAATTGTTAAAAGATGCATATTGAAAGATCAGCCGTCCGAAGTAACCGTGAG